ATAGGCATAAATTTCATCAGTGAAATTGATAACATCATCCCAAGATTCAAGAGATTGAATTCTATTTACAAAATTCAATTCTTCTGAAGAGAAGCTGATTTTGGCAGTATACTGAGATTTGGTATAAATGTTCAATCTCTCAATAAATGCCATTGTGCTAATTTCTCGATTTTTCAAACCAAAGAAATCTCGTTTATTCAATTCAGCATAGGCATCACGGAACGACAATTTTAAGCCGGGATACTTTCTCTGAACTTTTTTCTCAATACGAGCATCTTCTACAACATTCAAAAATGACTTGTAGTTTTTACCCTTAGTTTTGTCAACAACGGCATCATGCCATCCTTCCGCAGGAGTATAAAGTGCATGGCCGACTTCATGCCCACCAAGCAGGTCATACATCACTCCAGACATATTTTGCCAAATTGGAAGATACAGCACACGATTTTTTGGATCAAACTTGGCAGTTCGAATTTTCTGGTGTTGTATTGAGAGATTTTCGGTTGCCATCAATTTGGCAAGTTGAGACTTTTGGTGAACAGTGAATGTCATAATATAGTTAATCCTTGACTTTTGATGCTACCATTGTAACACAGTATAGCACAATTGTCAAGCTGCCATATTGTGAGGAAACAACACTCTAACCTGTTGATTTGTGAGGAAGAAAATTGAGGTTTCTCAGTCATGGTCGTATTATATCACAACCAGACTGAAAAGGGGGCAACTATGGTTTGTAGAATACGAATATAGGTTCGTATTTGAGCCACATTTTATCATTGATTTTGCAGAAGTTCTTTGCCTTGGGCAAGCCTGTTTCAGTATCAATTCGATTTCCTCCAGGCATCTGTGCAAGTGCCATCTTTATCTTACCTCTATATATCATTCCCTTAGAGGTAAGTATATCAATCGAATCTTGTTCTAATGACAACATATCACCACCGAACACAGCATCAGCAATGTTCCATAGAAGATATCTGTCATTGTTCAAATACTCTACACAAGTCTCTAATGTCTTGCGGAGAAAACCTTCTCGCCATGCATCATACTGTGAAAACTTCTTATATGATTGCTCAGGGTCTTCAGAGTAAGCTTCTTTTGCAAAGTATGGTGGAGATGTAAAAATCATATCTAACTTACCCTTGTACTTTTGAAATTTGGGGTCGTTATGAATTTCTTCTGAGCCATGTTGAAAGATTTCGTATGTGTGTGTCTTTGGAAACAAACCAGTCGCTCGATATGTCTTTGTGTTAAAGAAATCAGCAAACTCATGGTACTTTGTGCGGCCAGGAGTTGTTGAATGGTCTGTATTTGGATCCGTGCCGATGTAATGGATGTTTCTTTCATCATCAACAGATAGAGCACCCAGCAATCTACCGCCCCAACCGGAAGATGGATCATAGATGTTAATTTGTTCTTGCGTTTTGATGTGATCTGTATATCTCTCATACAAATACTTTGCAGTCAAAGGTGGGAAGTTAACTGCATACTGACAGAATGAAATGCGAAATGCCTTTAGACCAAGAGGAAATAACTTCTGGCCTTTTTCATAGATTCGAATACGAAACAATTGTGCATCTTTGTGTTCAACATTCGTTGTGCAATTAGCAGGAATTAATTTAGGATTACTTGCTTGTAGTTGCAACAATTCATCTTTAGTAATTCGCAAATATGTTTGGTCTTTTAACTCTTCATTGTAACCAGTATACTCTTTATCACCTGCATTAGGTTCTATCCAGTAATCATGTGTGCCATATGCTCTTGCCTTAGTTTCAAACCAATGTAAGAATTCATTTGTCGATGTAGCTCTAAATCTAAATGAACCAATTTCAATCACTTGATTTAATTTAATCGGTGTTGAATAGTGATAGAACGAATCTCTTTTGAAGTGCCGTGATGCATAAGTGATGAAGGTATTCAACAATTCATCTTTGGCAAAGTAATCATAGATTGATTTGCCACTATTCACATCTGCCGTGTAGTTGATGCGAGTTTTCATCATGGTTGGAAACCATTGATTTACCGCATTACCAACTACACTTGTGTTGCGAATAACATCTGCATTGCCTGTAAGTTCATCTTTAACAAGGAACTTGTGTACAGGAAAAGAAGTCATCTCATTAAACTGATCAATGATTTCTTGTTCGTCATATCCAACTCTTGGTGGTTGACCTTTTTCATCCCACAGAAACACGATTGTTTTACGAAGTTGAATAGCCCAATCACGAAATTCTTCTATGCTCATGGCAAGAATTTCTTCAAACTTTTTGTTTGATTCTGATTCTAGTAATTCTCTATTCTTTTCGTAAAAGTATTTCATTATTTTCCGTTTTCAATTTTATACACAACACCTGGAATATTACCATCAGCCCAACTTATATCGCTTACATTAATCATGCCGTTCTTCTCATAGAAGCCTCGAGCTCTAGGATTCTCTGCACGGACAGTTAACCAAACAATTTTATGCATTGAGAAAAACTCTTTCAACACCTTTGTTGCGTTACCTGAACCTTGTTCAACAGTAACAATCTGCCCAATGTGTGCATCACCTTTTTGTGCTTCTACTTTACCTATTTTTTGTTTTCTCTTATAGACACCAAACACAATCACAACACCATCTTGTAGAATAACATTGTTTGTTTCAATTTTTCGTTTGAGATAATCTTGCCGTATATGAGGAAAGTAAGCCTTTCTATACGGTGCGAATATAGATTCTATCACAGATAAGTCATCAATAGTGGCAATTTTCATTTTTTATTTCCCATTTTTTTGGCATTTTTATTAATTCTAACAATTTGTTTTACCATCTTCTCTTGTCTTTGTCTTGCCATTTGTACTGCCAAAGGCCCTACATGATCAACAAACTTAACACCATTCATATGATCTAACTCATGTAAGAAACATCTTGCAGTTAATCCTTCCATTCTGATTTGTTTAAATGCACCTGTCTCATCATAAAATTCAACATCACACCAAGTTGGCCGGTCAACTTTCAAATACATGGCAGGAAAAGATAAACAACCTTCATTGCCTTTTAATATTTCTTCTGATTGAGCAATTACTTTTGGATTGATACAAGCGATTTGAAAATGTTCTGTTCCAATAATAAACACTCTCTGAAAAATGCCACATTGATTTGCTGATAGACCAACTCCACCATAGAGTTTCATTGTCAGCTTCAATCTTGCAACAAGGTTTTTCATTGTTGGATTTGGTAAAGCTTCTTTATATTCTGGAATAGGAACACTTAGCATTGGATGATTTTCACCATACAATCTTAATTGTTCTATTTTTTCTTCAGTTACAATACCCGTTGTGGTATCAATTGTTAAAAATTCACTCATTTTAATATCCTTGAAAAATTCTTTTCTTTAGCAAATTTGATTACATTACTAAACTTGTCCTGTAGAATATCACCTTTATGTGAAATAACAAACAAATTAACACCATCTAGCATATGTAGGATTTTCATCAACTCTTCTGTGCCGCTTGTATCTAGGCTTGAATCAAACACTTCATCTAGTATCAACAAATTTGTATTGGAAGAATTCTTCAACTTAGCAACTGCTCGCCAAGTCAACATCAATGCCATGTCAATTCGTTGTTTTTCACCTTCAGAGAAATTATTATAAGTAAACTCATCTCTGTGCCTAGATTTAATAGTCTCTTTGAATGATTCGTCAAGGTTAAAATTAACAAAGAAATCCAAGGAGGCTAAATACTTATTGACCAACTTGTTTATGATTGGTAAATACTGTTTAATAATCTTGGTTTTAATGCCTGTGTCTTTCAACAAGCCAGAAGCAACTTCATAATATGTTTTATCTTGTATTAATTCTTTCAACTCTTCTTGCAATATAGACAGAGAATCCTTTAATTCTTTTAATTCTTGCTGTTCTTTCTCTGACACCACCTTTGATTGCTTAAGCTCTTCAATTTGTTTCTGTAGCTTAGTAATATATTTGTTTGTTTCGGTTATAGAAGTATTGTTTGTTGCAATCTTAATTTGTAGTGCTTGAATTTTCTTCTGCACTTCTGTAATTGTATTGAGCTTGTATTGCTCTGCCAATAACTTCTTCTCTAATTCTGAGAGTCCGTGTTCACACTCAGCTGCCTTGGTTGTAAGATTGGCAATCTCCGTTTCCTTAAACCCCATGGCAATGGTTTGCCTGCAGGTTGGACAATCGTCATTATGTTGAAAGAAACTGATATCCTTTCTATATTTGGATACTGTGCTTTCAATTTGCGATTCAAGCTTTGTAATAGTCTTGAGTTTATTCTCAACTGAAGTCTTCTCTTCCACAGAGGTTTGGTGTGTGGCAACTTCTGTGATGAGGTTTGCAGTCTCGTCATGTAAGGTCTGTATAACACCCTGATTATTTTGTATCTCTTCATCATATTCATTTACCTTGTCATCATTGTTTTGCTTTAACTCTTTGATGTATTTTTCTTGCAACTCAAACTTCTGACGAGACAAGTCAATGTCATATTTTTTAGATGTAGTTGAATCTTTGTTACCAGATAATTTCTCTCTAAGAATACCATTCATTGTGGAGAAAATTTGAATATCTAACAAGTCTTCAATGATTGCTCTGCGGTCAGAAGCTGACAATTGCATGAATGGAACAAATGATGCCGAGCCAAGAATAACAATCTGTGTAAATGATTTGTAATTTAATTTGAGAATAGTCTTCTCAAGATATTCTTGATAATCTTTCGCAGCAGCATCTTGATTTAACAACTCACCATTTTGATAGATTTCAAAGACATTTGGTTTAATGCCTCTAATAATTTTATACGATTTGTTATTTGTGTCAAACTCAATTTCAATAACACAATCTTTGCCGTTGATTGAATTCAGTAAACTAGGTTTGTTGATGTTACGAAATGCTTTACCAAATAACCCAAAACACAATGCATTTC